ATTGTTGGAAAGGGAGAAGCTGCCAGCAAGGTTAAAGAATCGGGTATTTTTGATTCCTTATTTAAAGGTAAAGAACCGGTGAATATTGTAAATTATCGGGATGAATTGAATAAGATTCTTAACCAGCTTGACGATAAGACCAAAGAGCGTAGGGAATTGAAAGTTTCTATACGGAAAGTGCTTTTGGATATTGATGCCAACGCTATGAAAGAAGCTTCGGATAAGGCCACAAAGGAACTTGAAAGGTACGTGTCTGATGTTTCAAAGAAATGGGATATATACAAGCAGCTTATCAATGCCGGTGCAAGTAAGAAGGATGCTTCAACTTATGCTTTTGGTTTTTTGACTGATTATGAGAATGAAGCGCAATATTTAATAGATACAGTACAAAAGAAACTCAAAGAAAAGGCTGTTGATCTTCCATTCACTTTGAGTGACGATGAAGCAGAAAGTATATTAGGAGGTAAAGACAGCCCATTATATAAGCAATTTTTTAAGGTGTGGAAGGATGCTAAAGAGGCATTTGAGAAAGATAAGGTAAGTATTGCACTTGATGATACAAAGGTTATTGCCAATGCAAGATCAACGATAGAAAAGATACGAATATTAAGTGAACAGTACGCATCAAAGACTGGATTAAGTGTCGGAAAAAATGGGGAGTTGGTTGGTGATACGTCAGGTCTAAACAATGTTCAGAAGGCTTATCTTGATGAATATAATAAGAAGCTGATTGAATTAAAATCGACCTTATTACAATTGTTACCTGAATGGGAGAAAATATTTGGAGATAAAGAGCAACGTTCATTCTCTGATTTGAAAGAGGCTGAACGTATCGCAAGGGAAATCAAGAATAATGCAAAGGTTTCCTATGATAGCGATGGAAAGCCCAATGGATTTACTTCTTTTTTTACGAAAGATGATGGTAGTATTGAAAATGTTAAGGGTGCTTATTCTTTGTTGGATAAATTGATAAAAGCCATCCCCCAGTTGCAAGATGCACAGTTGGCTGTAAATCCATTCAAAACCTTAGCGAAGAATGTAAAAGAACTTTTTACTTCTGAAAAAGACAGCGACAAACTGGAAAAGAAAATCGGACGGTTGGGAGAAAGTGCCGCTGAAAGTGCTGATCTTGTCGGCAATTTTGCAGGACAGATGTCTTCCATGTTCGATGCTTTGGGCAATGAGGGTATGGCCGACACGATGGGTAATGTGCAGGATGCCATGTCTTCTATAAGCAATATCGGGCAGGGATTCGCCAAAGGTGGAATCGTTGGTGGTATTGCTGCCGCTGCTGGTGAAGCTGTAAATTGGATTGGGAAGATAGCACAAGCGCATGATAAGAAACTCGATAAGGCTATTGAAAAGAGTAAACTTCGTGCTCAACAGTTGCAATATATATACGAACAAATTGACGGTATTCTTGAACGTTTTTTGGGCAGTGGCACGGAACTAAAACTTGTAGATGCAGAAAATGACCGTACCCGGTTGAATCAATTAAATAATCAGATTGGTGCAATACGCAATAAGGGAAAGATCAACATCTTCGATTTGATGTCTTTGCAGAAATATAAGCAGGAAGCGGAAAAACTTCAAAAACGTGTTTCGGCATACGATGAAGGTGGTGCATACGGGTATCAACGTGCCTTGATGCAAGAACAACTTTCAGAATTGGAGAAACAACGGCAAGCCGAAATTGACAAGAAGAAGACGGATGATAGCAAGGTGGCTGATTATGAGAATCAGATTGCGGAGATGAAACAGCAAATAAAGGATTTTGCCGAAGAAACGGCTGAATCTCTTTATGGCATTAATTTGAAAGACTGGGCTTCACAGCTGGGAGATGCCTTGTATGAGGCATGGCAGAAAGGCGAGGATGGTGCCGAAGCTTTCAAAAATAAGGTTGCCGACATTATGGGTGATGTTATGAACTCCATTCTCAAAATAAGTATTTTGGAACCGGCCATGCAACAGCTTCAAAAGATGCTTTTTGGTGAGGATGGAATGAGTGGTTATTTCGGCAAGGATTTCTCTCTTGACGAAAAGGAGTTGGAAAGTATTGCGGACTATCTAATGGGGGTAAGTGAGAAAACCGATGATTACTATTCCATGCTTGACAAACTGAATAACTATATGGAAAAGAAATATGGTATCAGTATGAAGGAAGAGGAAGAAGACAGTGGAAGTGGTTTATCTAAAGGCATACAGAATGTTACTGAAAATACCGCTAACCTTTTGGCTTCTTATATAAATGCAATCCGGGCTGACGTGAGTGTTAAACGGGAGTATGTGCGCAGATTGGTTGAAGAATTGTTCCCGGCCTATAATGTAATAGCACAAGCACAATTACAACAACTGACAATGATACAGATAAATACAGCAAAGAATGTGGAATTTGTGGAAGAAATCAGGGATATACTACATAGGAATATAAACGGTGTAAACAAGTTTAATATATGATTATGAACAGATTGAATAGTGAATTGAGAGGTCATGCCGTATCGTATGGCCTCTGCACACAATGGCAAGGTGACTGGCAAAACAATAAAAGCCAGCAAGAATTGATCGGAATGTATATACGGGGCATTGATTTTTGTATTGAACACGATTATCCGACGGTGGAATATATAAAAGGTAATTTTGACCGGAGCCTGCTTCATCAAAACCTTATTTTTGTTGATGAACCAGTGACCGGAGGCAACAATGGTGTATATGTACTGAACGGTAAATGTTCAGGCAAGCTTTCTTTCGGTAAATTTACAGCCGCTACTCTCCATTTGCGCCATGATAGTGAATTGACTCTTGAAGTGGAAGATTGCGCCAAAGTTTTTGTGAGTGTATATGATCGGGCTAAACTACATGTAAGGCAAAGCGATGTGGCTAAAGTTTATGTATATGTTCATGGTGGAAACTGTAAAATAGAATCCGAAGGCAATGTTATGGTAAGATATAAAAAGAATGGGGACTAACACGTTTTCTGCAATATATTTATTTACAGTCTTTTATATTTCTAAATTATTTGAACGGTATCATAAATTGTAACCAATATCTCGTCACAATACGGTAGATACGTGCATTATTTATATTATGTCTAAATTTTAGAGTAAATATAACTGTTTTTATTTACCGATTCTTACCGTTTGTTACTGATGTTTACCGAATTTATTTTATTGATTTTTAGGTTGTTGTATGGTGAAAATATCGTTTCTATATTTGTGTCGGAAACAATGCTGTTAGGTTCATTTCGTGGTTGTCATGAACTGGAATAAAATATTATAGGGCATTCTCTTTGAGGCAGGCAACCACATTAGGCTTCATCGGGATTTGCCCTTTCTCTTTATTATTATGTCAAGCGTGACTATTATATTAAGGAGGGTTCAGTAGGTACGAGTAATGGCGTATTGGGGTTCGATTCCCTGCCTACTACAAGATCGGACAAAATAATTCCCCAAAAGCGGAGATGTCCGAGCCGCTGATGGGGAAAACATTAACTTTATAGTGCAAAGATATGGAAAATTTTAATCAGTTAATACCTATTGATGAGGGAAAAGGTAAAAAAAGAACAATGACCTCCTTACAGATTGCAGAAATTACGGGCAAAACTCATTCAAATGTAATGCGAGATATTCGCAATATCCTTGAACAACTGGAAGATAGACGACAATTCAGTTTTGAATTATCATCAAGACCTCAACCTATGCCAAACGGTGGAAGCAAAGAAGTGTCTTGTTACATTCTCACCAAAAAGGATTGTCTTCTTCTCGCAAGTGGTTATGATGCAAACTTACGAGCCAAAATTATTAATCGTTGGGAAGAACTTGAAGAAAACAAGCGTGAACTTTCCCGTAAAAGGGAGAAATCTTTGTTAAGTAAAATCTAAATTTATAATATGAAAACAAATCAAGAAATGGTGCGATACATTGATAGTTTTTCTGTGGTTCAGCGCACGAGTGATGGTTATTTTGACGGAACTGAATTGCTTCGGCAGTGGAATAATGTAGAAGGGAATCCGAGAAGGCAAATGAGTAAATTCTTAGAATCTGATAATACATCAGAGTTTTTGAAAGCTCTTGCAGAGGATGAAAGCCATAGAGCAAAAATGCTCATTGGTGAAAATCAACTACTTATAAAAGTTAAGGGTAGAAATACGAAAGAAGGCAAAACACCCGATAAAGTTTGGATGAATCCGCTTCTGTTTATCAAATTTGCTATGTGGATAAATCCGGCTTTTGAAGTCAAAGTATTACGGTTTGTGTACGATGAAATGATTCGCTATCGAAACGATGCCGGGGATGCTTACAAAGAACTTGGCTCTGCCGTTCAGAAGATAGTTCCTAAAGAGTTTATGCCGAAAGCAATGCAAAAGGTTGGGGAAGCATTGAATTGGGTTGTGTTTAACTCACATGAGAAAATGCTTCGCAACAAGCAGGGTGATGAAAGCAAACAACGCGAACTGTGGCAGCTTGAAAAGAAGGTGGCTGATTTAATCAACGAGGGATTCATTACCAACTTCGATAATTTAATATCATACCTTAGAAAACAATATTCAAAAAGGAACTATCCTGCCGTGTTCCAATTACAGCAAGAAAATACAAATTTTATCCACTATAAATAATAAATCAATATGGAATTAGTAGAATTTATGAGCAACAAAGAATGCGTTGTAGAAACATTCAAAGTAAATGGTCTTATTGCAAAAGACAATACGGTAACAGAGAAAGGTTTAATGGCTATACAGTTCTATTTAGATATGATAGAGCAAAAGAAGCCAGAATTAGAAAATTGTCAAACGGCTTATATGTCATGTAGTGAGGTGGAGGAATGGGAAAAGAAAAACGCTGCGGCTTCGGTAAGTTTTGACAGCGGAGGGGTAGTCGAGTTTCTCCCGATAGAAATGTTCTCAAAAGATGCTAAAATAGAAAAGGGAGGTGGCATAAAAGGTATGCTTATTTCAATGTGCGATTGCGCATGTGAAGATGAAATATCCGAAATAGTATCTTCAAATGATGAAATTCGTAAATTGAGAGATGCGCTTAACAAATATCTCGAAAGCTGAATACTTTTGGCTAAGAGTGGCAAAATGCACAAAATAAAATTGGGCTGACTTTGGAGCCAGCTTAATTATAATTTATACGCGAAAACATTAGCCGGATTATGTTAGCTCAATATTTAATGGTAGTCAGCGTTAAAAGATGTACTAATATCTTTATATTTAGAATATAATTCGATTTTATAAATATTATATGTTCCACGACCATTAAGTATAGACTTATCTACACTTTTATTTGCGGATTTAAATATAAAATAATAATTACCATAAGGGATTGTAGTTTTATATTTTCCCGTATTGTCAATCGTACAACTATATTTTACTTTATTTGATTTGAGAATATCAACCAAACATATAGCTAATTCACCTTCTCTCCTAATTTGTTCTTCAGCGGAAATGTAAAAGTCATATTCTTTTAATTTGGCTATTGCTTGTTCTTGCCCAACAAGTTCTTTCCATTTGATGTATTGTAACAAAGATTCATACCCCATTTGTATAGAGTCATTTTTTAATTCGATATCTTGTTTGAAATATTTACATGGTATAATATATAATTTTGCACCAATATCGGCTTTCGTACCTGAACCATTGTCGTAAGTTACAAGCCCATTTACAGATGAATAACTAATCTGTTTGTTCTGCGAATAGGAAGTAAAACACATAATAGTATAAAGCAAAAAGAATAATATATTTTTTTTCATTTCTTATATAATTTATTTAATAAATATTTTATGTCATTCTTGAATCTTTTTATATTAAAATGATTTTCGGGAAAATCGACATAGAAGAAAAATAGCAATGTTGAAAATGGTAGTATGACTACATAAAATATAATCCAATGCCACCCAGTAACACTAAAGCAGATCAGAAGAATCACTACTATCCAAACTAAAACTCCTAACATATAATAACCTCTTTTATAATTAAATACAAAAGTATTAATAATTAAAATTATGACAGATGATATTTTTTATGTTTTTCAACATACATGTGGAACTAAAGCGAAGTTTGAGTATGATAATCTACTAAAAAATATTTTTATGGTATTATTTTCTATGATAATATAGAAAATACAACTATATTTGCGTTGAAATAAGATTAAAGTATAAGGCCATAGAGCTTGTTGTGGAGACTAAATATCTCTGCGGCAAGCTCTTTTTTTATATGTGTATATGAACGAACCGTATTCTATTTTGATGCAGAAAACTACCGAGAATGCTCCGGTCAAAGACAGCTTGGCGCATTTTGGGATTGTATGCACTGAATTTCCGTTCAAACCGGGTGGGGAAACGAAAGACTTACCAAAACGAGATTGGCCGGAAGAAGACGGTGAAGATACTTACATACCCGATAAGCTACCATTAAAAGCATACGACTTGGAGGCCGAAATGTGCTATAAAGGGGATTTAGGTACTGCATACGATAAAATCATGGCCTTTCAAAACTATCTAACGGGGGAAAATGGTGACGGTGCCACCTTGAAAATATATAACTCGCACACAGGTATCGGGCGGCAAGGACTTTACTTGCTGGAGGTTGGAGATTTTGAATTTAACAAGTCCAATATGGATGAAGTCTTGACCTTCCCGGTAAAATTCAGAGTAACTGATCCTCGAACTCAAATAATCCCCTCGTATAGTGTTGCGGAACCGACAAAGATAGTTGCATTGGTTGAAAAAGTATAGCTGTATGGCATGGAAGGTTTATGATAAAACTGGCAATACGGTACGTTGTACACTGAAAAGTTTGGAGTATAATGGTACATGGATGGGTGCATGTTTTGTGACAAGCACTCTGAAAAGTGCCGTACCCATTCTTTTTGAGATAGGTGATTATGTCATGTACCGTGGCGAGAAGTTTGAAATAAACTATGATCCTACGGCATTAAAAAAGGCGGCAAGAAAAACTTCGGGAGAAGCGTTTGTCTATGATAACGTAAAGTTCAACTGGCCGGGAGATGAATTGACGCGATGTGATTTTCTTGATTATGTGAAAAGTGATAATCAGATACACTTCACTTCTTTACCTAAGTTCAGTTTCTTCGCTTCGTCTATACAAGATTTGGCAGACCGTGTTCAAGTAAATCTTGACCGTATATATACCGGGGCACAAAAATGGACGGTTGTCGTACACCCTGAATATGTGAGCACTACCAACGTAAACATTGATGTGAACAATATAAAGGTATGGGGTGCGTTGGAGTTGTTCAATTCAAAATTTGCTGCGAACTTCGTTATTCGTGGACGGACAATAACAATCGGTACTGCCGGTATTGCTGTGGGCAATATTTTCAAGTATGGACGTGGAAACGGTTTGTACGAAATTCAACGTACAGCCGATGCGGATCAACAGATTATTACCCGGTTGCGTGCATACGGTAGTACAAGAAATATGCCTAACCGGTATTATAATAAGCTCTCAAACAGTTCTCTTACCAATTATTTGCCGAATAACATGGCTGTGGAAAATCTGATGTTACCTGATTTTCCTAAGACAACGCTTGATCCATATATTGACAGCAAGAATATTGCTGTGCTTGGCATTCGGGAAGGGAGTGTTTATTTTGACGGTACCGGTGATTTGGAGGAAATATGTCCTTCAATGGAAGGTATGACCGCCGAACAGTTGAAAGATGCAGGTATTTATGTATCGTTGGATGCCGGGGATAATGGTAATCTTGACGAAGTGGCTGATGCTGAACAACTGACAGATGATGGTACAATGGATAGCCTGAAAGAAGGTGAAGATGTCCCACCTTTTACAATATCGCTAAAAGATGTTGGTTTCAATATAAACGATTACCTGACTTCTGAAACAGCTACCATTAGCATGAAAAACGGCATGTGTGGTGGCCGGGATTTTGAAATAACCAAATGTGAGAAGAAGGGCAATAAATATGTGCTGACTTGTAACCGTGTATATGATGAAAGTCTGAAATTATATTTCCCATACAAGGATTACAATATAAAGTCCGGTGACAAGTTTGTCCTGCTTTATATTGGTATGCCGGACGTTTATATTCAGGCAGCTTCACAACGGTTACTTGTTACCGCGAAAAAATATCTTGAAAAGAATGACTATGTGCGCTATTCGTATGAGCCGAAGGTGGATGATATATTCATGGCACGCCAACATGATGAAGCTGTTGCAAGGGGGGAAGCAAGCATACATGATACTTTGAAAGAAGGGGACTTAATGCTATTCACTGATAGTGATCTTGGTATTGAAGGTAGCATCATTATTGATACCCTTATTATTAAAGAGGGAGAAGATATGATACCGAAGTACACTATGACACTTCGGGAGGAAAAAGCTGTTGGATCGCTTGAAAAAATCCAAAATCAGATAGATTCTATTGCAGGTGGTGGGCAGGGAACCGGTGGCTTGAATACCCAACAGATACAGTCTATCATCCGTTCACTGGGCAATCAGCTTTTTCTTTCGCGCACCCATAATGATACGGCAGCCGGACTTATCAGCTTCTTAGCCGGTGCCATCTTTGGTGCAAGTGGTTTTGCAGAGGGGTTAACCGGCTTTGGGGCGAAAATAGACAGTATGGGACGTGGGTACATGGAAAGCCTCACATTACGCAGGTTTTTAGAGGTGCCGGAATTGCGTTTCAACCGTGCTGAAATTGTACTTGGTGACAAATGGCGTTCTCCCGGTGCTGGAATTATAGAGAGTGTTGAGCCTGATTATGATGCTGACGGTAACTTGCTACGTTCCGGGACGATAAGTTTGAAATTACAAGACGGTGAAATAGGTGCTGTGGCTGTGGATGATATTTGCATGGGGTATTTCCATGACTATGAAACGCCGGGGAATAATGCGGTATCTGATATAGATGATAGCCGTGGCAACCGTATGTTTGCCGGTTTCTGTACAATCTATTTTCGTATTACAGAAATATTGGATGCCGGGACAAACAAACGGTTCCGCTATGTGCTTCGTGGTGTTTCTGACCGTTGGCAATATTCTTTCCATCCGTGTGAGGCTTTGCATTTTGTCGCTTATGGTAATTTTACAAACAAAGAACGCCAGACTTCCGCTTATGAGACAAGGACATACCGCCGTTTCTTGGTGGGTGTAAATGACTGGGAGTTTACAAAGAGCATGATCGCAATGCAGGATGGAGATTTGAGCAATCTCAACATCTTTGGATTGAATATGACCGGTTATTCAGCTTATCTGAATAACATTTATATGACCGGCACAATCGAGCAGTTACAGATAGATGCACCGGTACGCATTGAGATTGATACGCAGGGTGATAATTTCCTTGCTTATGGTGAATCAATGGAAATTACCTGCAAGGTCTTCAAAGGTTGGGAGGATATTACTGACACAGTTAGACAATGGACTATCCGAAGGGATAGTGGAGATACTGCCGATGATGAGGCTTGGAATATCAAGCATAAAGATTTCAACGGTTCAATAACGATATATAACACAAAGGAAATTAGTGATTTAGGAAATAATTCAGTAACGATAGCAAGTACCTTGTTTACCATAACGGCAACGAACGATGTTGCATCAGTAGAAGCAATTGTGACAATATGATAGAGAGTGAAAAGAAAAGAATCAGGAAAGAGTTTCAACCGCTTACCATTGCAGTAAGCTTGAAAATAATGACACCGAACAGTCCGGCTAATCAGGTCTATAATCCGGTGGCAAATGAATATGATCCTGACCGTGGAGTTACTCCGCTGGTGATTTTACCGGAAGTCATAGCGAATGCCGCTGACGGTAGTTGGGATATGCCTTATGTCAATTCCTTATTGGCAGAAATGAACTGGTTTGTTAATGGAAAAAATCTTTCTGCAATCAGTTCTTGGAATGGGAAATACAGTATAGATACGGTTGGAGATACACGCGGCGCCATTACCATAAGTAGAAATGTGGCTCCGGGTGAAAGTTTTGAGTTACATTTTGAAGGTGTAATAGCTGATACCCGGCTGGGGGTGAATATTCCCGTAAAAACTGACTCCATAATGTTGACAACGGTAGATAAGAGTGAAGACACATACGGTTTGTCTATCGGGGACAGTCAGATAATCCAGTACAATCCATTTCTTGACAAACTCTTGTTGTATGATTACAAGGTAGCCAACAAATTGATTTCCGCATCTACGGCCAATAAGAATGCGGCTTTGGATGAAAATTCATACGAGCGCACCATTCCACTTATGGTAACAAAGGGAGTGAATAAAATAACTACCGGATATACGATTGAACTTTATCAGGTAAACAGCATATCCAGTCAAACGAGGCTGACTACTGCAAATCACGAAATTGTGGCTTTGTCTTTAACCGGACTGACAATGGATTTGCGTTTGATTGAGAAAGGTGATTACTTGCTGTTGGCGAAAGTCGGTGGAAAAGAGGTTGCAAGACAGCAATTTTCCATCAATCGTGTTTATCCCAAATTTACGTGCATACCGGCAAGTCAGGCTTCCATCAATCCTGACGAAATTTTGCATAGAAATGTAGCGATGGTACAGTGGAATGGCGAAATTGTACCGATACCGGCACCGATTATCCGCATGGTATGGTTTACGGATAGTGCAAACAAGACTGGGGTACAGTGGCAGGAAGGGGAAAAAACAGTGATAATGTTGGATGGAACCGGTATTGGCGAAACCTATCTTGATGATTGGTTGGATGTGTACATTAAGGCCGAGCAAAAAAAGGCTTTCTCTGTATTGACAGATGGGACAAATGAATATACGGACAGTAACGGGAACATATATATAAATAATTGATATGAGGTATGTTGTAGCAAATAAGGAAAAGGCTTTGGATGCCGGGGTGCTGTTATTGGGGCACTTGGTAAAAGAAGAGTCCATAATCTTGAATGAGAAGGAAGTAATGTGTTTATCCTCTCTTGATGGAGGGTTGGAAGATAGAATACTGTTGTTGGACGGTATTGTTTACACTAATACAAGCATAAATCAAATTATATCGGAAGGAGGTTGGGAATATGGCAGAAAATTATAGTGCCCAAAATAGCATTACGATCAAACGCCTTCGCTCCAATGACAGCCTTATGCTGACTTTTGAAAACAATGGCATTCCATTGTTTCAGGCCGTAGATGAAGAAAGTGGGGCTGTCTCTCCTGATTGGAGTGTGGCCGCAAATCAGCCGATACGGACACCTAAAGTAACTTCGGCGCGTGGGTTAGCAGTCAGTTTGTCAGGCCATAGTTGGACTTACAACGGGGTGGCTTTAAATTTTAATGGTGCTGAAAGTGGAGGTTGGAAAAAAGACAGTACGGGTAAATTCTCTTTGAATACTGGTACCGGTGCCATTAAAATTATCGGAAACTTGGCGAGTAAAACGAATGTTGCAGGAGATACATTGACTTATTCGTGTGTCGCTTCTACGGCAGGTGTTGAATATAATTTGACTGGTGAGCTACCTATTGCCATTCAGAACATGGGAGCCAGTTCTTATTATCTTGCTATTCTTGCAAGTACCGAGCAGCTAACAAGTAAAGTAACAAGTTGTACTCTGACTACCAAGCTATATGCCGGTGCCAATGCCATTACCGATTACTATATAAAATGGTATAAGGACACGACGGCTTGGGCTGATAAGAACGGGCAAAAGAGTATAACTGTTACCCGTGGTGATGTGGATGGTACCCAGTTGTTCATAGCGGAAGTTTATCAGTCTTCAGGTGCTTCACAACCGATAGCACGTGCCGGGGTACGCATTGTTGACACGGCAGATGAATTTCAGATTGTGTGTTATATAACTTCTTCCAACAAAGAGGTTGATACCGGCCAGCCCGTTACAGTAAGTGCCAAGATTGTAAATATGACAACTGGATTAACTTATACTCCCACTTCCGCATCATGGACTATGGATGTGATGGATAAGGAAAACTGGAAGAGTTTGAAACATTCTACGACAAATTCCATATCTGTAACAACAACGGAAACCGACAGAAACGGGACTCAATATGATGTTGATGTTTTGGCAGAGTGTCATTTTAATTAACATAAAAAACAAAATAATATTATGGCAACTAAAGGATTAGGAAATGAAACATTGGTAACTTCCATTCTACGCTCCAATACAGTGCTGGTGGAAGTTGGTGGTAGTGTTAGACGCATTACCATAGAAAACTTCATGAATGCTATCAATAATGGTGACGAACAAATGTTGAGGCAAGTGGCTTGGGGGATTCCAATCAAACAATCAACCCAAAGTAGCACAAACTATGGTGTGATAGGTAATACAGCCGCATGGACAGAATACAAGTTGTATTGTGGCCGTTATCTTGTAACGAATGATGGAAGGGCGGCAAAATTATCCCCTACCAATAGTGCGGTGTTTGCCGATGGTACTACGGTAGATGAAACCAAAGGGCATGTGATGTGGATAGGGCCGCGTTTGTATTATCGTGTACAGACTGACAGTGTAAGTGGTGTACCGATCTTATGGCTCTCCATGCTACCTATTGGCGGTGAGTTTATTGGTGGGGCAAATGGTGGAATGTATAACTGTATCGGTGCATACAAAGGCTCCATGTCAGGTAGCGCACTTGTTTCACGTTCAGGAGTTGCACCGGCAGGCAGTAAAACGATCAACGCATTTTGGACTGCTGCACAAGTGAACGGTAAGGAATGGGGATTGACTGATTACGATCAGCGAAAACTCATTATGATGTTGGGATTATCCCAATATGGAGATACCAATATTCAAGCGAAGCTTGGTTATGGTGTAGGTGGTAGCTCCAGTAAAGATTTGTGGGCTGCGGCAGCTGCTTTGAAAACCGGTGCAACAAAAAGCCTCGGTGACAATTGGGGTAAAATAGCTATTTCTGTGGTGAATGGAAGTAATACCGGAGTGGATTGCTCACGGGTGAATATGATGGGTATAGAAGACCCTTATGGCTGGCAGTGGGAATTTTTGCAGGGAGTATTTTGTGGTAGTTCCAATAACAGTGCTCAAAGTGGAACGGAAATTTTCATTTACAAAGGGAACCGTTTACCAACTACCGCTGAATTAGCGGCACATCCCAATGGTGAATACAGACAAGCTACTCGGCAGACAACTTCCGGCCAAGTGCAGGAAATAATTCTTGGGGAACATTTTGATATTTTCCCCAAAAAGATAGGTGGAAGTAGCACTTCTTATTGGGCTGATTATTCATGGGCAAACACTACTGGGCAGCTGGTTCTTTGGGGCGGTGGTGCGAATGTCGGTGCGGGTTGCGGCCTCGCTTCTGCGTACTCGAGTAGCGCTTGGTCGTCCTCGTCTGCGACTTTCGGCTCTCGCCTTGCGTATTTTGGAAATTTAACATTTGTTAGCGGTGCATCTTTGATGGCTGCATGATAGATTTTGAAATATTAGTTCTTTGAATTTCAATTAATTAAAACCCGTCCACCTTCTCGTTTTACGGCTACGGATAACGGGACGAAAGCCGAAAGGCGTGGACGGTTGGTAGAGGGGAACAAGAGCTGGTTCTTTGGGGCGGTAATGCGAATAACGGTGCGAATTGCGGCCTCGCTTATGCGAACTCGAATAACGATTGGTCGAACTCGAATGCGAATATCGGCTCTCGCCATACTTATTTATCGTAGAGTGATCTGCGAGTTCTCCGAGCCATGACCTTGCAGGATTTATATCGTTGCAACGTAGTAATCAATTGGTTACGATGTCAGAAAATCAAGAATGCGGAAAGGTTGCCCAATTTGCGGAAGGCAACAAGCGGTGTTAGTAGGTTGGTTCTCGAAAGCTCCGGGCGAATTATTCAAGCAAGTAGAAACAGCTTGCAGTTATCGGAATAATTAAAATAGTCTGAACAAGACAAAATTGGAAGTATGGTGTAAATTTTAAAACAAAGCAACAGTGAATATTGGAAGAAATGATATTGATTGGAGAAATCTGTCACATGATGAAATTGATAGAATTATAGCGGAAAGGATAGAGGCTGACGATAGACGGATAGAAGCAAGCGGTGGAAAGAAACCTAAAAGAGTCGGATATATTCTTGAACGTATTGCAGAAATAAACAATTTGCGTGAAGCGGACAGAGAGGCACAAGATGGGAAGGTTAAGAAAAATCGTTTTATCAGGCGGCATAATCTTCACCCAGAAGAAGACCTCCGAGCTTTGCAGTTGATGATTCTGACATTGGATTTTCCGGCACCGGATTATAGCGTGATGAAGGTAAGAAGTGATGCTGGAAAAGTCCGAGATATTGTCAAACAGAAATATTTCCCGTGGCGTATATTGCACCATGCAATTATGAGGGTGATTGAAGAAGATGTTTATAGAAATTTGATTTATGATACAAGTGCGTGTATCAAGGGAAAGGGATTACATTTTGGAGTAAGGAGAATGAAACGTTTTCTTCACCGGTACCCGGAATACAAATGGTTCGTAAAGACTGATTTCAAAAAGTTCTATCAAAGTATTCTTCATGAGCTTATTGTTGCTGCATTGAGAAGGAAATTCAAAGATGAACGATTTATTAAATTGATCGAGATAGCTGTTTTATCGTATGACAGCGGAACAGAGTTAGTTGACGTATTGGAGAATGAAGTTGAACGGAAGAAGAGGTGTTCCGATTGGAGCATTTACAAGCCAACCTATCGGGAATTTTGCGGCAAGCCGGATAGATCATACAATGAAGGAGAAATATCGTGTCAAATGCCTGCATAGATATTGCGATGATAATGTTATGCTGGCTCGTTCTAAGGCCGAAGCGTTGTTTCTTATTCGTGCGTATGAACGGGAAAGTGCAAAAGTTGGGTTGGTAGTTAAAGCAAACAGTTGTATTGCTCCGATAGGAACAGAAACAAAAAATGGGAACAAAAAGCATAGAAAGCGAAAACGTAGTAAGAGGAAGAAGGATTAACTTTTTGGGCTATTGCTTCACGAAAGATAATGTTCGGATGCGTAAAAATATGAAAAAGAACTTTGCCCGAAAGGTGAAACGAATAAAAAGCCGGAAACGTAACCGCGAGATACGAGCTTCATACTGGGGCTGGTGTAAGTGGGGAGATTGTAAGAATTTATGGAGAACAATAACAAATAATGATATGAGTTTTGCAGATAAAGGTATCAAACAGAGTGGTAGAACAAAGGACGGAAAGAAGTTCTTCGATGTAAAAGAGACAAGATTGATGGATATTCTCAATGTCCCTATAACAGTGGTGGACTTTGAAACGAATGTGAAGACAAAGCAAGGTGAAGGTAGATATTGTGTTCTTTTTGAACAGAACGGACAACGTAGCAAATTCATAACGAACTGTTACAATCTGAAAGATGTGTTGGATCAGGCTCGCGAAGCGGAGAATAACGGTCAGAAGATTTTTCCAGTGGAAAATGTGATTGTCAAGCGGCGTTCGTTAGGTGACGGGAAGAGTGCTTATTATTTTGAAGAATAATTATAAAAATGGAGGTAATTTATGAAAAGTTATGGAACTCTTGTAGGAGAACTGCCGACTGGTATTGAATTTGTAGTTGAAGGTGCGTTGCTACGCATTTACTTCGACTTTGAGAGAAGAGAAGCTGTTCAAAAGGCCGGTTCGGAAGATGTGGTGGTTGAAGACCAGTATGTCTGTGAAAACGTGGATGTTGAAGGGGAACATGATTATGACAGTATTGTAAGTGCCATTATCATGGAACGTTATGATGCGAATAAACGTGATGCCATTTTCGCCAACTTGGAAATGGCACGTGATATGGCTTCGGAACTTGACGAAGGTAAGCGTGCCGAATATCTGAAAGAATACACTGATTATCAGAGTTATCGTATCAAGGCTAAGGAGATCGCAAAAGAAGTATTAGCAAAATTGAAGTAATCCGGTATGGAGGCGCAAGGGCATATATTAATACGAAGAAAGGCCAAAAATGGAATTGACGGTACTAATGGGGAACCGGGGAAAAACGGGCTGCAAGGCTGTATTCTCCGGCAATCCGAATGGGCTAAAGGCATAGAGTATCGCAATGACGAGGCTTTGACTTCCGGTACCCGGTACTTGGATATTGCAATTGTGACTACCGGTGCTAATACGTTTAATGCGTATAAATGTCTGAAAACTCATACGTCCAGTGATTCCATTCCGGTGACAAATACAACTTATTGGCAGAAGTTTAATTCTTTGGTGCCAGTGTACACTCCGCTTATCATGGCTCAAAATGCTATTCTACGGTTCATGCAGGGTAATCAGCTTTTGATAATGAAGGGCGATAATAAAACGGTTGCAGCAGGTCTTGTTGGTGGTGACTATCCGTTATGGGTTGGAGCTACAACACCGACTGATGCGCCATATAAGGTGAGTATAGCAGGGAAACTCTATGCGGCTGGTGCGGTTATTTCAGGTGACAGCACTTTTGAAGGTACATTGAAAGGTGTATCAGGCTCTTTTACAAGGCTGAATTGCGTGAATGCTGCTGGTGATGCGGTTGGAGGAATCAGCTTTGGAAGTGATGGAAGAATGTGGTTTGATGGTGATATGTATCATCAAGGTACTAAGGATAACCGGTCATTACGTTTCTACACTTCTGACTTATGGTGTAGAGGCGTGTTTGGCGCAAGGGAAAGAAGCATTATGGTAGTTTACGGCTCCTATGCCTATGTGTACACAAAAGGTGCTGATAAAACCGGTACTTATATACCTTTGACTTCCGGGACTTCCTCTGCTAACGAAACTTATTATACAGTTCCTTGCTATTCGCCAAGATACGATTATAACGGTGAAACTTCGGGTTTTCCAGTTGATACGGTTATATTTAGAATAACATCGAATGTAACCTACCGTTATCTTTTGAGTCTTGCCGTCACCCAAAGGATATTCGTGGTTAATGCAAATGACAATTATAATAATGTTCAGATATACGCGAATGGAACAAAGCAAACATTGAATGGCGGTTCCATGCACCATTGTATGCAGTTGGTGGATTTTATGTATCCGTCACCGAACTCTGACTGGTTGGGAAGAGGACTGATGTTCGGTGCTTCAAATGATAATGATTGGAAGTGATTATGAAAAGGATAAATTTTGAAAGAATTGAGATATTTGTTGATATTGATAAGACGAGATGTTCCGTTGAGAACTACAAGAAGGATTTTGCCAATATCATTTATCAACTTGGCAGGGGAATAGAGGCTCATGCCCTCGCATTTAAAATATTCAACTCCAATGGAGAAATTGAGTATAACGATGAAGAGTGTAATATGATTAAGGAATACGCAAGTTTATGTTCCCCAGCCTTTATTGATGCTATCAACAAATTACTATTGGAATAAAAATAATAAACGCAAACACAAAAGGATATGAACGACATTATTGAAACATTCATTCACGACCATTTGTTTTTACATTTGGTTTTGATAGCGGTAAGTATGACAGCTATCATAATCGCAATGGGGATAGATTTTATTTCGGGGATTCAGAAGGCGAAACAACGTGGGGAGCTTCGTACCTCGAAGAAGTACAAAATGACAGCGACAAAAGCGAAGAAATATTTTAATCCGTTTCTGACACTGGTTATGATTGATCTTATATGTTGTATTGTCATTCCATTTCCAGTATTCGCTATGTTATGGGCGGCTTATTGCGTTTTCTGTGAGTTTAAATCGGTACGTGAGAAATCATGGGAAAAGGCTGAACTTCGGAAAGCGGAAAAGACTATGAGTATAATCATTGAGAATAAAGATGATATAGCACGGCTGGCTGCACAAATATTGTTTGAAACACAAAAAGAAAAGGAGGATAAAAATGACACGGGGACTACGGAATAACAATCCGTTGAATATACGGAGAAATAATACAAAATGGCAGGGCTTGTCTGTAACGCAGACAGATAAAAGTTTCTTTCAGTTTAAAACTATGGCATACGGTTACCGTGCTGCTTTTAAAACTCTTCAAACTTATATTTTTAATAAGTATGACACTGACAAAGATGGTACGGCCAACGAACTTGAAGATGTTATTATGCGCTGGGCACCGCCATGTGAGAACAATACTGACGTGTATATTGCCACAGTTGAAAAGCGTTCGGGCATATCTCGTCATACTGTTCTGAATAGAAATAACCGGGAACAACTTATTGCGGTAGTGGCTGCAATGAGTTATGTTGAGAATGGCGTTCCTGCAAATATGGATGATGTAAGGAAAGGTTGGGAATTGATATAGGAAACAAACATATAAACACATAGAAGATATGGCAAACTTGAATTTTACTCTTAGAGAAGAGGATTGGTACGAAAGCCAACCTATACAGTTATCTACTGAGAAATTTGCTATCAGCATTAATTTTGGAGATGCAGCAAACAATAGAGTTGTTGTGTACAAAAGTTCTAATGGAAAGGATTATGTACCTTACAAAACAGCACTTGGGGTTGGAGAGTTCTGTGATATGAATGTCGACGGGTTGATAGCTGGACAATATGTTATGGTAGGATGTAATGAACTTCCTATTTCATCTTCATTTTTGGAAAGTTCTGATGGTAGCAGCAGTGCGAGCAAATCGGATATTTTAGCAGAAAGCGGACGTGCTCAACTGGCAGAGTCCCAACTGGAACAGTCCATAAATGCGGTGAAGACCGCTTTGGATGAATTGGTTGGTACTGTTGATGCGACTACGGCCATTGACACCTTCAATGAAATTGAAACCTTCCTTGCAGGAGTAACCAATGAAAAAACTCTGACTGGAATGTTGGCTGTTACTGATGGAAAGGCCGTGACCGCACAAACAACGGCTGATGCTGCAAAAAGTACAGCTCAAACAGCTCTTAGCAAAGCCACTGCCAATGAAACAAAACTTAATACAATACCTGAAATGCCGGAGAATGACGGTAAGATATATGGTTTCTGTAATGGTGCATGGGTAGTTATTGCGGAAGTTGGTAAAAATGTATATACAGATTGATTATGAGATTGAAGATAGGTATAGGAGTAATCTTTGTGTTACTCCTTGCGGCAACCTTTTTGATGTACCAGTTGTGGCAGGAAGAGAAGAAGGAAAGTGCCCGACTTTCAGATAATATGAAAAGTCTCTGTACTGGGCTTGAAGAATATAAGATTAGGGATAGTCTAAATGTGGTTGAAAACCATGTTTTACGGCTTAACATAGAAGAATTGAAAGAGCTGCGGAGTGCGGATGCAAAACTAATAAAAGAATTGAATCTGCGTCCAAAAGAAGTCGAATATATCACAACCACAAAAGTTGTCACTAAAGACAGTATTGTATTTGTTCTGAAAGACAGCTGTTTCAATTATTC